GAGAGCAGTGGTAGGCATCAGAATGGAATATCCCCGTAATCAATGTCATCTTTGGCTGTCTCCGGCTGCGCGTCTTCAAAGTTCACGCTCTTGATTTGCGGCCATCGGCCTGACACGTCCATGGTCAGGCTGACCGGATACTTGATTGGCTCATCCTCGATGTTGATGCGAACAATCGCATCGCGGGTGGTGGCAGGGATCGGCATGTTGCCGCCGCGCGAGACCCACCACTGTGCCGCCTTCTTCGCGGCAAATCCACCATGAGAAAAGCACACCCATTCACTCACTCGCTTTTGCACGATCTGTCCGCACACGTATGTGACACGCATTGACGGCGGCTTACCCGGCTTGTCGTGTGGGGTGAACTCCACAAAGTTGATCGGCCAGTTCTCGTATTGCTTACCGTTAGCAATGAGCGTGCTGATCTCATCGGGGTCGATGTCATGGTTTGCCGCGCCCGACATCATCTCCCATTCGTAGCCGCAACCAGCGCAAATGGTGGTGGCCGTGTAAACCAACGCCATGCACTGCGGGCACTTCTTCATTGGCGCATCGCCAACAGCTTCACCGGGCTGGCGAGGCTTGACCTCATTGATCGGGCCGTGCCTCTGCACGTTGCCGCCGAAGTCGAGGATCAAGCAATCCTTCTTGCCCTCGGCAATACGCAAGCCACGGCCAACCATCTGCACGTAGAGGCCAGCACTTTGCGTCGGGCGCATCAGCGCGATCAAGTCGGTCTGTGGCGCATCGAAGCCAGTGGTCAATACGCCGACGTTGATCATCGCAGTGATCTCGCCTCGCTTAAATGCTTCGATGCGGTCATCGCGATCATCCATCGGGGTGTCGCCAAACACGCATGCGTTGATCACGGCTCGCCGCGTTAGCTCATCGCTGATCTGGTTCGCATGCTCTACGCCACACGCAAAGATCAGCCAGCTCTTGCGGTCAACACTGCGATCCATCAGCTCATCGATCGAGCGAGAAACCAAGTCGCCGGTTGTGGCTACTGCCTCCAGCTCATCGCGGCGATACTCGCCAGCTCTCGACTTCACTTTGCTCGTGTCAATCTCAGCCCTCACGCCACGATTGGTGACTGGCGAGAGCCAGCCATCGGTGATCATCTGCGGGATGTCGCACTGGTAAGCGATGCCATCAAACAGGCGGCCCTTGCCCGCATCGAGCGAGCCGGTGTCGGTTCGGAATGGTGTGGCGGTGAGGCCAACCATACGCACCTTTGGATTGATCTCGCGCATGCTGGCAAGCAATTGCTGATACATACCGACACCCTTCGGCGGGATCAAATGCGCCTCATCTACAATAATGATGTCGATGGAGCCAAGTGAAGCCGCATACTTGTAGACCGATTGCACGCCAGCAAACAGGATGCGATCCCGCGTGTCACGCCGACCAAGGCCAGCACTGTTCACGCCTGCTGGCGCGTCAGGCCAGCACCGCAGCAGGGCGGCATGGTTCTGCGCGATTAGCTCGCGAACATGCGTCACCACTAGCACACGCTCTTCCTGCCAAGTCTCGCAGACCTCGCGGATGAACTGAGCTGCTATCACGCTTTTGCCGCCGCCGGTCGGCACAACGACAAGCGGGTTGCCGGTGTGCCTCTCGAAGTAAGTGTAGATGCCGTCGATCGCGGCACGCTGGTAGTCTCTCAGTTTCATCGCCATGCCCCCGCGCAGAAATCAGCGTCTTGATCGAGGTCCGAGTAATCAGGCTCCTGATTATCGAACCTGCTCTTAACCCAATCAAACAGGTTGTCGCTGACCCACTGCTCAGGATTGAGCAGCAACTTTGTCGCCTCTTCGATGCCATACCAATCGATGATCAAGCCGCGATCCTTGATCTTGATCGCGTCAACATCGAAGTAAAACTGCTCGCCCCGAAAGTCTGAGTCGTAACCCCAGTCGCTGGCAAAAAACTCGAAACCGTTCGATTCAAAAAAGTTGTCCATTAGTTGCTCTCCTGCTCGTTGTTCAGTTGTTTGGCTCGGATCATCACTCGATCAAGTGCGTCGTAAGCTGCGATGAACTCATCGCACACCTCCAGGCCGCGCATCTGGAACTTGCGGCCAAAGGCAGAGTCAAAAGCGTCGAGAGCCTCGAACGCTGCCTTGTGTGCCTTGATCAAATCTTTGAGGTCAGTCATGGGTCTCCGGTTAGTCTTGGTCGTCGAGGGCATCGCCGCACTTGCAGCAATAGAAGAGCAGGTCTGCGATGCGAATGCCGCAGCCGTAGCAGCGGCGAGGGGGAGGAACGTCGTTGAGGGTGATTGCCATGAATGAATGGTAGCGACTGTTCCGAATGAAACAAGCTTAGTGTTTAGAAAGTTTCTCGATCAGTGTGGCGGACATCACCACGACAAGCGGCGTGCGCTTGATCGTGTCATCGCCTTGGAACTGGTTCGGGCGAGTGAGCAGCACCAAGTCGCCTTTGCGCCGGGTGCCCTCGACAGCCATGCCCTGGCCACGCATCGAGCGACAGTCGCGCAGCTCGTTCGCGGTGAGCGGCACGCGGCCTCGCCACAGCTTGCGCCGCTCAAAAACGGTCCAGCACGTCGTGTGCGACTCACGCTCGGCTCTCGCGCTCTCGCGCTCTCGCTTGGCCATCTCCTTGGCTTCGCGAGCGGCGACCTTGTCAGCGCGAACCTGCGCTTTCTCAGCCTTCTCTGCGGCAGCTACCTGCTCGCGGCTGTAAAGCGGTTTGCCTTGCCGTTTGTGGCGCAGCTCGATCAGGTAGACTGCGAGATCTGCAAGCTGATCACGCTGCATTTTCAGTCGTGCCCGTTGGGCGCGCAATGCGCGTGGCCACGGCTCGATCCAGTTGGCTTCGATATCGGCATCAATCGCGGCATGATCTGCTTCCGACCAGCACTGCTTTGTCAGGTAGGCACCCCACTGACTGGTAGTGTATTTCACGCCCACTGAGCCGAGTTGCAGGATGTCCTTGTCGATCCACTCGTCGATTTCAGCAATGCGCTCTTCGCATTCCTTGACGATGCGAGAGGTGACCGCACTGTCGTGCTCCATGGGCGGAGCATAGGTGCCCTGGCACGAGCCGGAGAACCATCCGTCCTGGCGAGTGTAGCCGTGGTGCGCGAGGGTGGTTTGGTTTCCGAGCGACATCGCCTGCACGTTGCCGCAGGCTTGGCATGTTCCGTTGTGAGCTGCTTTCGTCATGGATAAAATGATAGTGCCTGTTCCAAATGAAACAAGCCTAGTGTTAAGAAAGTTTTGATTCGTCGATTGGAAGAAGCTCGCAATGCTCGCCGCACCGGCTGCAAATCAGGATGTCCTCAAGCCCTTTGGCGGCTAGCTCGCACAGCATGAGAACGTCCAGGGAATTGATCTGCAATGCCCAGTTCTTGCGGAGCCAAGCTACCCTCTCGGCTTCGCTTAGTTTGCTGCGGTTCTCTTGGTATTCGTAGCTGTTCATCGTTCTGGTCTCCTGGTAATGGGTGGGTTAGTTGGTTGTGAGAAGGTCAATGATCGCATCGACGCGAGCCTCGGAAATGCCTCGTGCGAACCCGCCACCTCGCGGCCCGTCATATACGCGCTGCGGGTTACCTGCTTCGTCTCGAAGCTGGTCGTAGGCGAACTGCACATCGTTGATGCTCAGGTTGTCGGCTTGAAGGCCACCGAAACCCCTTTGGCGGAGTCGATCCGCTACGTCTTGGTTCGTTACTCTCATCGCTTCGCCGGGGTGTTGTTAGATCCGGCCCGGCTCGTCAGTGAACACTTCGGACGTAGGGTTTGAATAGCCGGTTCCGGTGACGTTCCGCAGCTCGATCTTGAGCATCAGTAAAGCCTGTTGCATCTGTGATCGCTGAGTCATCGCAGTCTCACAAGTCGCTGTCCGCTCGTGAGCCAGAAACTCCGACTTCTCGTAAGCAGCATCGGGAATGGTCTTGTTGAGGCTGCACGCGATGGACAGCAAGTGTGCTTGGCGGGGGGTAAGGGTGAGGTTGATGTTGATTTGCTCTTGGTTGGTCATCGTTCTGTTCTCCTAGTTGGTTGGTTAGGCGTTGATGGCCCTGCCGATTGCAGTGCCGATGTCGCGAGCCAGTTGACTACTGACTGCGTAGTCTTCGCCGTTGCGTGCCACTTGCAAGGCGACCAATGACAAGATGTTTGCCAAGTCCTCGGTGCTGGATGCGCCATCAAAGGTGGCTACGATGAGGTCGATGCGTTCGGCGGTGGTCAAAGGGTTGATTTGCTCTTGGTTGGTCATCGTTCTGGTCTCCTAGTTGGTGGGGTTAGTTTTCGTAGTGCTTGGCGTAGCAGGTGCCACAGATGGCTTCGTGGGCGGTGAGGCCCAGCTCGCTCAGGCTGCCGTCGAGGTCTGACTGGATGAGCTTGATATCGCAGATAGTGCAGATCGGCTCGGTCGGTTGGGTTGAACTCTTCATGCCAAAAAGGTAGCGACTGTTTCAGTTGAAACAAGCCCCCTATCGATAAAAGTGTTCAGAAACTTGAGGGATCACGCTCGCTAAATGAGCCAATCGCCCGTTAAATGGCTCCAGTGGCATTCTACAGCATGTTTCAGATGAGACAAAAAAGTGGTTCCCAATACCCCCGGAACCATCAATTGGCTGGGAACCGGCTGGTGACGGAGCGGTTCCGCTGGTTCCGCTGGTTCCTTTGCGGTTCCCCATCATTAGGAACCAGTTCGTCAACACCACTCAATCAGGTGGTTCCCCCGGTTCCCCCTTCTCTCCCCCTAAAGGGGGAGAAGGGGACCGGGAACCACATGATAGTGAGGTTGTGCCTGTGACTAAGATGAGCGCGTCAAGATACCGCAGGCAGCAGGATGCACTCAGGATCTGCGAGGAGATACTCGACATCACGCTAGCCATCGAGCGCGAGCCGCGATCCTGGCAGAAGGCAAAGATGGAAGGGTGGGTAGACAATCTGAAGTCGCGACTCAGCGACATTTATCGCGAAGACACTGAGCAGCGGACAAATGCTCATCAACGATCAAGGAAGAGATGAAGAGATACCTGCGTTTTGTGATCCCCGTTCCCGCATCGACAAAGAACTCACGCCGACTCATTCGGCGAGGGCGCGCGATCACTAGCCTGCCAAGCAAGCGAGCTATGGTTTCGATGGCGCAAATCAAAGCCGCTGCACTTGAAGCCGCTGAAGATCATGAGCGCGCGCCTGACGGCACATTGTTCGGTGATCAAGACATCGGAGTGATTATCAAACATCGTGTGCCAGATGACACTGTGCTGGTCGAGGTGTGGGCGATGGGCGAAAGGCCGAAGGGCAAGACTGGTCGCAAGCGTGATCTTCAGAACTTGCAGGAAGGCATCCTCGATGGGTTGCAATCCATCGCATACGCAAACGATAATCAGGTTGTGATGTTGCAGATGACACGCGAGCTATGAGCAAGAAGAATTGGAAGACCAACGAAGCGAACAGCAGAACTCGATGAGGCTCTGTTGCAATGGGTGAGCGAGGCTCGAACGATTCGCGCGTTCTGTCGCGAACACAAGATTGCGCCCGCTTCGATCTATAGCTGGGTGAATGATGATCCCTCTCTTTCTGAACGCCTCGCACGCGCGAAAGAGTGTGCAGCTCAAATGCTGGAGGATGAGATCATGGACATCGCAGACACTCCAACCGATCTGGAGCAGGACGTGAACCATCGCAAGTTGCAGTGCTGGGCGCGCGAGAAGCGTCTCGTGTGGAACAACCCTGGCAGGTATGGGTCGAAGGTGCAGCTTGGTGGTGCGGCTGACTTGCCAGCCATCGAGATGACTGACCTTGAGCGCACCAAGCGCATCCAGCAACTGCTCGATAAGGCGAAGCCAGTGTTGCAGGTTGAGGAAGACATCGAGGGTAGTGAGGCCATCGACTCCAGCGTGTCATCGGATGGCGAGGTATGGGCACCTCATGATCGCGAGGGCGTAGATGAATGACATCGACCTGTCGAGGCTGACTGATGATGAGCGCGAAGAGCTGGACCGCCTGATAGCGACACCTGAGC